TTGACGGTGACCAAAGTGCAGCAAGCCAAGGCTTGCTTATGCCAAAACTTAAATATCGCTTCCGTGCATCATTTGAGAACTTTGGTATTAGTTCGCCACGCACAGAGATGACAAAGCAGGTTATGAACATTACTCGTCCGGCAGTGACATTTGAAGAGTCAATGATTGAAGTATATAACAGCAAAGTCTATCTAGCAGGCAAGCATACCTGGGATCCTATCACAGTTAACCTACGCGACGATGTAAACGGCGCAGTTACTAAATTGTGCGGAGAGCAAATCCAGAAGCAGTTCGACTTTATGGAGCAAAGTAGTGCTAGTTCAGGCATTGACTATAAGTTTATTACACGCTTCGAACTTCTAGATGGTGGTAATGGTGCAAATGCACCAAGTGTACTTGAGACTTGGGAATTATACGGTTGTTTTGTGCAGAACATTAACTACAATGATTTAGATTACGCATCACAAGAGCCAGTACAGATTACAATGAGTATTAGATTTGATAATGCTGTACAAACACCACTTGGTGATGGCATCGGTGCAACAGTAGCGAGAACACTAGGTCAAACTATTACTGGCTAATAGGAGTTTATCCACATGGCTAGTGTAAATCCAAATCTATCACCCTTAACCACAGGCGAAACAGTGCGTGACTATAAACATGCGTCACGCACTTTTGTTGACAACAACTATGAGCTACAGCCAAGATTTAGTCATCTCTTTCATGTAGTATTTGAGTTTACATCAGAAGCAGCAACATTATTCAATACAGTAGAGCAACTAGAAATACCTATTTTGGTTAAAAGTGTTGACTTGCCAACATATACTGTTGACGTTCAAACACACAATCAGTATAACAGAAAAGTGCAAAGTCATCATAGTATGAATTACAATCCTATTACTGTGCGTTTTCACGATGATGCAAAAGAACTTATTCGCAACATGTGGCACAAATATTATATCTATTATAATGCAGATCCTACTTATAGTTTAGACAGCAACAGTTATACTGCGTATGACAAGTATAGTAATCGTGTGCAGCAACAGTGGGGCATGCAGCGCGGCAACAAACGTTTCTTTAAGAATATTAAAATTTACAGTATGCACAACCACAAGTTTGCAGAATATACATTAATCAATCCTATTATTACTGCATTTAATCACGACAGTCACGCTTATGCAAATGGTGGACTTATGGAAAACACAATGCAACTTGCATATGAAACTGTGAAATATGCAACAGGTTATGTTAATGATATTACACCCCGCGGCTTTACTGATATACACTACGATGTAGAAACAAGTGATCTTTCAACTACAAACACAAGCACAGAAGCATTTATTAATGGACAGACTGTGAGTATAGCCGGACAAGAAGAAAAGGATCTTTTTCAAGGAAACGTAATTGGTGTTATCAAAGATGCTGAAATAGTTTATAATGAAACAAGACTTAATACAGGAAACGTATTAACAGATACACTGTCAATTTTTGCAAACAATTTATTAACAGGCAAGAAACCAACAAGTAATATTCTAGTACCAGTCACTGGATTAGTTGAAAGTGTTGCCAATAAATATGCTGGTAGTATCACAAACGGCATTGTTAAAAGTGTATCTGGATCCAATGCTGGAGTTATATCTAGTCAAGGACAAAACATACAATCTAGTAATTTTAACACATCGACTACAAGCACAAATAACGTAGGATATGCAAAAGTGATCCCTAACACTAATGGAACGGTGAGCAATCCAAGCAATATTAGTGATGCTTTAAAAACTTTTAGTAGTTTAGTAAACAGTAAAAAATAGGCGAAATACTATGTCACAGAATACAAATCTACCAATAGTAAATCCAGCAGATAACTTTGATCAGCGGGTACAGGATTACTTTACTAACTATTTTACCTCGCCTATTAGTATGACTGACATGGAATACGAAGCAGCAAAAAGTTTTTTTGTAGCCCGCACCAACAACGAAGATGCTGCTGCAGCATTAACTGCGGCAGTTATACAAGCAGCAAATGAACTTAACATTTACATAGTAGACATCATCAAAGAATTTGAACAAGCCGGCGATCTTAAAAGTGCAATTCCTACATTCTTAAATTTAAGCAGAAGAACAAGTAGTTTACTTGGATATGAAGCAGACATTACTCCAAACGAGAACATAGCACGACAAGTGAGTGCATAATGTTTAGTCGTAACAAATACGCTAACGGTATATACACTATAGCAAACCCAGGAAAGTATAGCGGCAACAAAGAGCCTCGTTATCGCAGTGGCTGGGAACATGCGTTTATGCGTTTTTGTGATAATAACCCGAGTGTAATAAGTTGGGCAAGTGAAGCAATACAAATACCTTACCGTAATCCGCTCACAGGCAAAGGTACGATATATGTACCAGACTTTGTTGTAGTGTATCAAGACAAGCGCGGCAACAAACATGCTGAACTTATTGAAATCAAACCCAAAGCACAAACCATGCTTACTGAAAAGACTCGTGAAAAAGAAAAACTTGCTATTGCTATCAACCACGCAAAGTGGGAAGCAGCAGCAAAATGGGCAAAGCACAAAGGCCTGCGCTTTAGAGTTGTAACAGAAGACGATATTTTCCACAACGGCAAACGCTAAACGCTAAGTACTAATAACTTCATACACACATTAAGGAAATAAAGATGTTGATTGATATACTGTCTGATAAACCATTGCAGACTTTTTATCTTACAGATTTATTAGATAATAGAATTAATTTTGATATTAATAAAGAATTTGATATACCTACAGGTTGGTATAATTTGATAATTGAATATACCGGAGATAGTAATTCTGTCGACGATATTATTATCAATGGACAGACTATAGGGTATTACATATACACAGGATTTTTTACAGATAAAGAAAAAAGAAAAATACAGCCCGGAACAGTTTTATACGATGAAGGATTTTATAGCATATGGATACACACTGAAATTGGAATGATGATTCAAACATTAGAAGAACAGATTCCTCGTAAAAATTTCGGTACTAACTTATTTGATAACTTTTTACTTACTGTTGATAAACCGATTATGATTCCCAATGGTTACCCAGAGATTATAAAAAGTTATTTTAGAATCGGCAACGGCCCTCGCTGGTGGAAAAAGAATAATATCATAACTCCTTATGAAGTTATGAGTCCGGAGTTACTATCAGACATCGACCAAACTAAACTACTAGATCAAGTTGACAAAATCTGTGCAATACATACAGACAGCAGCTTTCATAATGCCAAAAGTAACACTCTTAGAATTGGTACAAAACAAAAAATGTTGCAAAACAGTTATTTGCCTTTTGTAGAAATTGAAGATTTAACAGGTTATGAGTTACAAGAAACATGCAAAAGAGTTGGATTTAATCGTATCTTAAACATAGGTTTGCAAGTACAATATCCAGGAGAAAGTTTTGCACCGCATGTTGATTCGCACGACGAGTTAGAAACAAAAAAACATGTACAAGGCCCTTGCAGTTTTCTCTGGGATCTAAGTGAAAACAAAACAGGTCATTACTATAAACTTAGTCAAGCAGGCCTGGTACCACTTGAGCATGGTGTATTTTTCAATGAAAACTATAGTCATAGTAGTTACAATAATAGCAATGAACCTAGACCTCTGTTAATTATACATGGCGAAAGAAACAACGAGTTAGATTTTTATCTTAACATTTAGGAAACAGCATGACAAAAAAACTTGAAGAATTGTTCGATGTAGCACCCGCAGACGAACTAGATATAACAGCCGAAGAAAATACTAGAGTTGTAGAAGCTGTAACAGCAGACGACATTCCGCAACTACAAACAGCATTATCTACTGTGGATAAGATTGATGCTGCATTGCCCAGTGTGCGAGAACTAGACACCAGCGATAAAGAAATGGATGAGATTGCACAACTAGCACAGGACACATTTAAAGACCTAATGGACTTGGGTATGAATGTAGAAGCACGTTTCAGTGGTGAGATTTTCAGTAATGCAAGCCGTATGCTAGACACAGCATTAAGCGCAAAGAGTGCAAAGATCAACAAAAAACTGCGCATGGTTGATTTACAACTTAAAAAAGCAACGCTAGATGCACGTCTTGCTAGAGAAGCAAAAGCCAATGGTGAAGAAGTCGAAGATGGACAAGGACAAGCAGTAGATCGCAACCAACTTCTTATGGAAATCCTCGGCAGAAATAATCAAGAAAAGTAATAAATACACACATATAATTGAGGAATACCACAATGAAAAGTTTTAAGAGTTATCTTGTAGAAAGCGAACAGACATATAAGTTTCGCATTAAAATGGCTGAGATGTGCGACGATGAACGCATGAACGCACTGGAAGCAGCATTAGAAAAATACGATGTAAAAAGTATTAGTAAGCCAAAGAAAACTCCTATCCAAGAACATCCAATGGATTTTCAAACACTACAGAATGCAGAAGTGTTTATCATGGACGCAGAACTAAGTTATCCTGTAACAGCACATCAGCTATATGAATACATTAGTCAAACAGTTGGCGTTCCTGCAAGTCATCTAGTTATTATCAACAGTGACCACCCTGAAGAGATTGCTCGTGAAGAAGCAGCAAAAGCAGAAGGTGAAGAATATGAGACACTGTTAGACAGTGACTACAAAGAAGAAAAA